CTTGGGAATCATCTCTCCCTAAGACGATCCGAACAGTGCCGGATTCACCATTTATTAAACCTGATACGCTTAACTTCGATGCAGAATGATGCGGAAGTAAAACAGGCCTCACGAGGGGTCGGGCGAATCGGTAGCACCGAGCCTAGAATCCACACGCCATTATTAAAAGTTGCAAGTAAATCACAAGAAGTTGCAGATTTAGCCGAAAAAATACAGCTCCCACTTATCCCCTGGCAACGCTGGGTGCTTGATGACCTTTTATCAATAGACGATGCACAGAATTGGCGCAAAAAAACAGCTTTAATACTTGTAGCACGTCAAAATGGCAAAACACACCTGGCACGCATGTTAATACTTAGCCATCTATTCTTATGGGGTAGTAAAAACGTATTAGGCATGTCATCCAACCGAAATATGGCATTAGATACATTTAGGCAAGTTGCATACACAATAGAAGATAACCAATTCTTGAAAGACCAGGTAAGACAGATCCGCTTGGCTAATGGTCAAGAATCCATAACATTACTCAATGGCGCTAGGTATGAGATAGCAGCGGCTACTAGAGATGCACCACGTGGTAAGACTGCAGATTTTCTATATATTGACGAGTTAAGAGAGTGGACAGAAGAATCATTTACAGCTGCATTACCAGTAACACGTGCAAGACCTAACGCTATGACCTTAATGACTAGCAACGCTGGCGATGGATTTAGTAGTGTGCTTAATTCTTTGCGTGAACGCTGCCTATCATATCCGCCTGACAATTTAGGATTTTATGAATACAGCGCACCACAGCATTCTAAGATTACAGATCGTAAAGCATGGGCTATGGCTAATCCAGCATTAGGTCATTTAATAACTGAGCAGACACTTGAAGAATCTGTAAGCACTAACAGCATAGAAGCTACAAAGACCGAGATGCTTTGCATGTGGGTAGATTCTACTGTCAGCCCATTCGCATATGGTTCTATCGAGCAGTGCAGTGATAGCAACTTAGAAATACCTGTCGGGCCACAAACAATTATGGCATTTGATATTGCACCTACAAGAAGATCCGGTGCTTTAGTTATGGGCCAGGTACAAGATGGCAAAATAGCAGTCGGACTTGCACAGCTGTGGCACAGCGATATTGCAATAGATGAAATTAAGATGGCAAGTGATATAAATGAATGGGCTAGAAAATACCATCCATCTACAATCTGCTATGACAAATACGCCACGCAAACTATTGCAACTAGATTAGAGCAAAGCGGATGGCGTATGGTGGATGTGTCGGGTCAGGCGTTTTACCAGGCATGCTCAGACCTTGCCGATGGCCTGGCTAATAACCGAGTAGTCCATTCTGGTCAGGCAGAGTTAGTACAGCACTTAAATAACTGTGCAGCTAAGACTAATGATGCTGGCTGGCGCATAATACGTAGAAAATCCGCTGGAGATGTTACAGCGGCCATATCACTTGCCATGGTTGTAAGTCAATTAACAAAACCACAACAAACCGCACAAATCTTTGTCTAACTTGCACCATTAGTCCGATTTATGGTATAAAGTATACATATGGGTATATTGTCAGCATTGGGTCTAACTAATAATAAGCAGTCCGTACAGGCGCAATATGCCCCAGCCGTGATGGGCGACAGCCTAATTGGTTTTGGTTACAACACATTTGGTGCAGGTCCTATGGATCGCACACTTGCAACACAAGTTCCAGCTGTTAATCGATGCGCTAATTTAATTAAAGGTGTTATAGGATATTTACCATTAGAGCTGTACAAAAAATCTACAGGCGAAGAATTAGCGAAGCCACTCTGGTGCGAACAGCCAGATATTCGACAGCCACGATCCGTCACTATCTCGTGGACTGTCGATAGCCTTATATTCTATGGTGTTGCATACTGGCGTGTTACAGAAGTTTATGCAGATGATTTAAGACCAGCACGATTTGAATGGGTAAATAACACACGAGTAGTTGCACAATTAAACCCATTAGGTACAGAAGTTTTGTATTACACAATTGACAATGAAAAAGTACCTATGGTTGGTGTTGGTTCATTAGTTACATTTCAAGGATTAACACAAGGCGTTTTACAAACTGCAGGTCGCACAATACAAGCTGCATTAGATATTGAGAAAGCCACAGCTGTAGCAGCACAAACACCTATGGCAACAGGATTTTTAAAAAACACTGGCGCAGATATGCCAGAAGCACAAGTACAAGGATTACTAGCAGCTTGGAAGCAAGCACGTCAAAATAGAAGCACAGCATATTTAACTAGCACATTATCTTATGAGGCTGTTGGGTTTTCACCTAAAGACATGACCTATAATGAAAGTTCACAGTACCTTGCAACTCAAATTGCCAGGGCCATGAACGTACCCGCATATTACATTTCTGCAGATATGAATAACAGTATGACTTACCAGAATATTATTGATGGCCGTAAAGAGTTTGTTGCCTATTCACTGCAACCATATATTTGTGCTATCGAAGATCGCCTAAGCATGAACGATATAACTGCTAACGGCCATATTGTGCGTTTTAACATTAGCGAAACATTCTTGCGATCAGATGACAAGGCAAGACTAGAGACTATCGAAAAGATGCTAGCACTAGGACTTATTGACATCGAGCAAGCAAAAGAAATGGAAGATCTAACACCCAACGGAAATGAAAGTGGCGATGCTGAGTACATTAACAGCGCTAAAGGAGAAAATGAATGAGCGATATACAACAAGCCAATATACCTGCTAGCACAGTTACGCTATTAGCGTCAGCTGCTCGCACTGAAACAGTTACTGGCACAGCCGTTAAGGGCCTAGCCGCTGCTAAACAGTTAGTAATCCAATTAAACGTTACAGCAGCTAGCGGCACTTTACCTACATTAGATGCGGTAGTACAAGACACAGTAGATGGCACTAACTGGAATACTATTGCCACATTTACACAAGCAACAGGCGTTACACGAGAAATAATTAGATTGACTTCAGCATTTACCGATCAATTAAGAGTGGTCGGCACAATTGGTGGCACTACGCCATCATTTACCTTTGCAGTTTTAACATGGGCGGATTCAAATTGATTCTTACATTTAGCAGCCAGATTGAGAGCGCCGATGGCGAGCGCAGAGTTATTGCTGGCAAAATTGTGCCCTTCGAAAGTGTAGGCAATACCAGTGTGGGCAAAGTTGTCTTTGCTAAAGGATCAATAGATGTAGGAGATCCAGGTAAGATAAAAATGTTAATGTCACACAAAAATGATATGCCCATTGGGCGCATGCAAAGATTTAATGAAGAAGAAGATGGCATTTATGCATCCTTTAAAATTAGTGCCAGCATGCAAGGGGAAAATGCGTTGGTACTTGCCGGAGAGCAGCTAGTAGACGGCCTGTCTGTTGGTGTAGACGTTATTAAATCATTACAGAAAAAAGATTATATTTATGTAACTAAAGCAACCCTTAAAGAAGTAAGCCTGGTCGAATCACCAGCATTCACAGAAGCACAAGTAACTAAAGTTGCCGCTAGCGAAGGCGAAGCGGATGCAACAAATCAACCAACTACGGAAAGTGAGGCACAAGTGGACAACACCACCGAGCCAACAGCAGTACCAGTGGTAGAGGTTGCTCCAGTAGAGGCCGCACGCCCAACAATTAGTGCATCCTTCTACACAGAGCCTCGCTCACCAATTAGAACACAAGCACACATGCTAGAACACAGCATCAAAGCAAAATTAGGTAACCACGAATCAGCAACATGGGTGATGAAAGCAGAAGCAGATGTGGCAAAGTACCTAACTGCTGCAGATGATTCATTTACAACTAACCCTGCATTTAGTCCAACACAATTTGTACCTACAGTAGTAGATACCCTTATCGGATCTAGACCGGCAGTGGATGCGATCGGGTCACGGGCCTTGCCTGCCGCTGGCATGACAATTTCAGTTCCAAAGATCACTACTTCAGGTACAGTTGCAGAAACAGCAGAAGCAGCAGCACCTTCAGAGACAGGTATCGTATCTTCATACGTAAACCTAACTGTTAAGAAGTATGCTGGACTACAACGCTACAGCTTAGAAATCCTAGAAAGATCTTCACCAGAGTTCTTTGCAGCCATGATCGATAACATGACACGTGCGTACAACAAAGCAACAGACGCAGCAGTTATCGCAGCACTAACAGCAGGCGGTACACAAGCTACTGGAGTTGCAGCAGATTCAGCAGGAATTATTTCCTACGTATCAACACAAGCGCCAGCCGCTTACCTTGCAACAGGTGAGTTAGCAACACGTTACATCGCTGGTACTTCACAGTGGTCATTACTATTAGGCGCAACAGATACAACTGGTCGCCCAATTTACAATGCTGCTAATCCAATGAATAACGCAGGAGTATCTGCACCAACTTCATTACGTGGAAACGTATTAGGCCTAGATCTATACGTAGATCCAAACGCAGTATCTACAACTATTGATGAGTCAGCATTTATTGTTGTACCTTCATCAGTATCAATTTACGAATCACCAATCCTACGACTATCTGTAAATCAGCCAGCAACTGGCGAGATTGAGACAGCACTATATGGCTACATGGCCGTTGGTGTATTAGTCGCTGGTGGCGTTCGCCGCTTCAACCTAAGCTAATAACTTAGTAATTTAATAATCCTCTGGGGTTTAGTAGCCCTAGCCCCAGGGGAGCTTTTTTAGAAAGGACACTATGGCCGCTGCAATGGTAACAATGGCAGAGTTACGCAGTAATTTAGGTATTGGCACTTTATACAGTGACGCTACAGTGGAAGAGTGCTGCCAATCGGCAGAAGATTTAATACAAGGTTATTTATGGCATAACGATGCCCCGGTAGTGGCTTCATCTATCAGCAGTAACGTAGCAACTTTAGTGTTATCAAATCCTGGCATATTTACTACAGGTCAATCAATAACAGTGTCTAATTGTGGTGCAACGTATAACGGCACATACACATTAACAGGATCATTCCCAGGTACTACAGTGCCCGCTTCAATCGGCACAATGTTTTGGAGTACATACGCATTAAGTTCATACCCTAACGGCTACAGCTTTATACAATACGCAAAAACAGCTGCGGATGAAAACTTTCACTTTATTAAACCATACGGCCGAGCCCTTGGCCCAGAGCATAAAGCACAGGCTTACACTGCGACCCCTGCCATAAGAGAGGCTGCGATGATCGTAGCTGTAGACATCTGGCAAGCACGTCAAGTTAGCCAGACTGGTGGGGTAGGTATGGATGGGATCTCTGCAAGCCCATATCGGATGGGTTATCAGCTGATCAACAGAGTGCGTGGTCTCATCCAGCCGTATTCAAGTCCTAATTCACTGGTCGGCTAATGGCTGCAATAAGCACTTTACGTGGCACGCTAGCAACCGCTTTAGCAAACGCTGGAGTTTGGTCTACCTTTAGTTTTCCACCTGCAACTTTACTTGCTAACAGCGTAGTCGTAACACCTAGCGATCCTTACATAGTGCCAAGCAATAACAGCCAGACAAGCATCGCACCCCTGGCTAATTTTAAGATTCTAATAACTACACCTGCATTTGATAACCAAGGCAACTTGCTAGGCATGGAAAACTTTATTGTGGCAGTAGTAACTAAACTAGCGGCATCGACCCTGGTTTACAACATATCAAGTGTCTCCGCTCCAGCTATAACCAATGCAGCTAGTGGAGATTTATTAACATCAGAAATAACTGTATCAATCCTAACGAGCTGGAGTTAAAATGAGCACACAAGCAGAAGACTTAGCCTTCTTAATTAAGACAGGCCAGATCAAAGAAGCACCAAAACCAACTGCACAAACAAAGAAAGATGAGGAATAACAATGGCAATCTATTTAAATAACAATGTTGGTGTTAAGTTGGCAACAGCAGCAGCCAAGACAACACCTTCTATTGACATTTCTGCATATGTAACTAATGCAGTAATTAACCAAGTAGTGGATGAGTTAGAAGTAACAGCTATGGGTAGCACCGCACACCAATTTGTGGCTGGCCTACAATCTGGCACCTTAACACTTGACTTTATCAATGACTGGGCATCTGCTCAGGTAATGCAAACTTTGAATGACTGCTTTGGTCAAACAATCTCTGTATCAATGATTACAGTTAAAGGCACAGTAGTATCAGCAGCGAACCCATCTTACCAATTCTCAATCTTGGTAAATAACCTAACTCCAGTGGGTCAAGGCGGCGTGGCTGAAATCGCTACCTCATCTGTTACATTTACTATAAACTCCGCAGTAACAGTGTCCCCATCGGTGGCATTCTAATTAAGGAGTAATAATGGCAAAGCTAAAGATAACAAGGGCTAATGGAGAAGTATCCGATCACAAGATAACTCCAGGTGTCGAGTACGCTTTCGAGTTAAAGTACGGATCAGGAATTAGCAAGGTCTTGCGTGAGCATGAGCGTCAAACAGAAATATTCTGGTTGGCTTATGAATGCTTACGCAGGGCTGGCGCACAGATACCTTTATGGGGATCAGAGTTTATAGACACTCTAGATACTGTCGAGGTATTAGACGAAGAAAAAAAATAACTGAGCGGTCTTCAATTGTTTACACTATTGCGCAGTTAGCAGTAGAGACTGGAATACCGCCTAGAGAGTTTATTGATATGGATACTGAAATGTATCTAGCAATAATTCAGGTATTGACAGACAGAGCTAAGGAGATCAAAAATGCCAGTCGTGGTAAACGGCGTTAAGCAACTCCAGAAGGCTATGAAAGATGTAGACAAAGACCTCAATAGAGAGATGTCTAAAAACGTTAAGCGGGCTATGTTAATTGTGCGGGATCGAGCACGTGGTTATCTGCCACAGCAAAGCGAAGTTTTAAGCGGCTGGAGTAAAGGCACTGCATCATTAGAGACCATTAAAGATCCAAAAAAATTATTTCCACCATACGATTATGCTTTAGCAATAGGTGGCGTGGCCTATTCAGCAGGTCAAAACAAACGCAATAACAGCGGTTATAGAGCTGCATTTTATGTTTACAATAATTCTAGATCAGGCGCAATCTTTGAGACTGCTGGGCGCTTAAATAAACCTAGAGGCAATAAATCATTAAACCCTAATGCACCAGCTGAGTTTAATTCAGCCGCTGAGATGCTGAGCAGTATGAAGGGCCAAGGCATGCAGCGAGGCCGTGTAATTTTCCGTGCTTGGGATGAGACTAAAAACAAAGTTATTCCAGCGGTGGTTGAGGCTATTGACACAGTAGCAGTCAAGTTTAAAAAAGATACTGAACTTAGGAAGGCTGCATAGTGCCTAATTTAATTGTCAGCGCAGTTAGCACCTTTGATAACAAAGGATTAAAAAAAGGCCAGAAGGAAATTAGTGCATTTGATAAAAGAGTTAAAAGTCTGGGCAAAACTTTTGCAAGTGTATTTGCTGTCGGTGCAATAACCAATTTTAGTAAAAATGCAATTAAGGCTTTTGCGGCAGATGAAGCGGCTGCCAAAGCGCTTGAAATACAGTTGAATAACACTGGCTATGCTTTTTCAGCACCAGGGGTTGAATTATACATAGCCAATTTACAGAAGGCTACTGGTGTATTAGATGACGAATTAAGACCAGCATTACAAACAATACTTACAGCTAGCGGCTCATTGACCCAAAGCCAAAAGGCTCTAGGTATTGCGCTAGATATAGCAGCTGGTACAGGTAAAAGCGTTGTAGAAGTTAGTGCCGCTATTGCCAAAGGTTACGCTGGGCAAACCACTGCTTTATCTAGATTAGGTGCTGGAATTAGTAAGACCACATTAGCTAGTGGAGATATGAATAAAATCTTAGATGAGGCTTCTAATAAGTTTTCAGGTCAATCTTTAGCAAGACTAGATACATACGCAGGTAAAATGGATGTGTTGAAAACTTCCGCTGCTAATGCCAGTGAAACTATAGGCAAAGGTTTACTAGATTCTTTAAGCATGATTGGCAAAGATCAAAATATAGCCTCACTTGGTACAGCTATGGAAAAAGTGGCGACAACTATTGCAAACGTAGTAATTGGTTTGAGTTCTATATTAGGCCGAATTATTAGTATTGGTTCAGCCATATTCTCTAAATTAAAACTAGATAAAGTTATTGCGTTTGTATACAACAATTCTTTGATAGCCAAGCTAGCATCTTTTGGCGCTAGTGAGGCAACTAAACCTAAATCTAATTTTAGTTATAGTTTAGGATCTAGCGCTGGCGCTGATATTGCTAGGGCTACAGAAAATAAAAGAATTAAAGACGCTAATAAGTTGCGAGCAGCAGAAAACGCTGCGTTAAAAGCAAAAACAGAGCTAGACAAATTAAAAGATAAGTTTGATATAGAGCGCATAGGATTAACCCTGGCGCTTAACCAAGCAACCGATGAAGAAACTAGATTACGCCTAAGAGCACAACTAGCAATCTTAGACAATAACGAGGCTTTGGCTAAGAAATATAATGCCGAGTTAGACGCTGTAGCAGCTGCCAATGCTCTAGCTACTTCTGCCACCACGGCTGCAGGTGCTTTAAACTTCTTGGCTAATGGAATGCCAGCGCTGTTTAACTCCTTAGGAGAATTAACCGGTCGAGGCCGTAATCAAATAGCACCAGATGAGTTTGCTAGAGTGCCACAAGGTGTAACAAATATGGGCGCACAAACCGCTGCTACTGCCGCTGCTACTGCACAAACTACAGCTACATTAACCCTTGATCCAAACGCTAGCAGTGATAAATTAGTAGCTGCTATTGGCGAGTTAGTAAGAGTAAATCTTAAATATGGCAATAAGTTAGTACCAGCGGGAACTATCCAGTAATGGCTGTACCAACAATCAATGCAGTAATTAACTTCTCTACTGGGCCAAGTTTTGCTCAGGCCATGATCTTAGGTACTGGCATACTAGACGTAAACGTATTAGCAGACAGCACTGCAATAATTGTTGATGTATCAGATCAAGTTAATTTAATACAGACTAGCCGAGGCCGTAATGCTTTGGCAGATCAATTTCAAACAGGGCAATTAACTTTACGCATAGTAGATCAAAACGGAGATTTTAACCCGACTAATCCATCAGGGCCATATTACGAATTGCTAACACCTATGAAGAAAGTGCAAATCTCTGCTACTTATGGTGCTACCACTTATAGCCTATTCTCAGGGTTTATTACTTCATACGTTAATACTCAGCCTAAAGATGCAACAGAAGTTGCCTACACTACGATTACAGCTGTTGATGCATTTCGCCTAGCTTCTAACGCACAAATATCTACAGTAACAGGTGCTACTGCTGGCAATCTATCAGGCACAAGAATTAACCAGATATTAGATCAGATCGACTGGCCAGCCACTATGCGTGATGTTGATGCAGGTTTGACTACTATGCAGGCTGACCCTGGCACAGCACGTACTTCCCTAGATGCGATGACCACTGTAGCGACATCCGAATATGGGGCGCTATATGTAAACACAGACGGAGAGTTTGTATTTCAAGATAGAGCAGTAACGGCAGGATCAATCGGTGGCACAGTAACTACCTTTAATGATGATGGCACAGGTATTGCATATGCCAACGCTATGTGGAAATTAGATGATGACTTAATCTTTAACTCAGCACAAATTAGCCGCACAGGTGGCTCACCACAAACAGCCATCAATCAAGCATCTATTGACAAGTATTTTATCCACAGCTATAACCTACAAGACCTGCTAATGCAGACCGATGCTGTAGCCCTAGATTATGCCCAGGCTTATGTCGCTAGCCGTGCAGAAACCAGCGTGCGATGCGATGGCATCGAGTTGGATTTATACACAGACAATTACAACGCAGGCATTATCGCAGCCTTAGAGTTGGACTTCTTTGACCCGATCAGAATTGTTACTACCCAACCAGGTGGATCTACACTAGATAACACCTTGCAGATTTTTGGGGTGGCTACAACAATCACACCAAACAGCTTTAGGGTCTTCTTTACGACCCTTGAACCAGTCATCGATGCACTGATTCTAAATAACAATATATACGGCACTTTAGACTATAATGTGCTTAGTTACTAAGGAGAAATAATGGCCGCTGGATTAGGATTTAAGGACTTTGTTACAGGCGAGGTATTGACCGCTGCCGATGTTGATGGCTACTTAATGCAAGGCGTCTGGGTTTTTGCTAGTGCCGCTGCTAGAGATGCAGCTGTAACATCACCACAAGAAGGTAATTTTGCATATCTTAAAGATACAAATGTAACCACTTATTACACAGGCAGTGCTTGGGCAAACCTAGATACAACAGGTATGACAAACCCAATGACAACTACTGGCGATACAATTTATTCTTCAAGCGGATCAACACCTGCAAGATTAGGTATTGGCACAAGCGGACAAGTACTCACAGTTTCAGGCGCAGGCATTCCATCTTGGGCAACAGCTGCTGGTTCCAGCGGGCCAACTTTTAGAGCCTACAGAGCATCAAGCGACCAAACAATAACAATTAACACCGCAACTAAAATACAATTTAATGCCGAAGATTGGGATACTGATAATTGTTTTGATTCAACAACCAATTATCGTTTTACTGCAAATAAGGCTGGATATTATCAATTTAATACAACTGTTGCTTTTGATACTACTGGAGCAGTTAATCGCAATGAATTATTGTTCTATAAAAATGGGTCAGTAAATATAAGGGTTAATGATGATGGAGCCCCTTCAGCGTATGGAACTATGAGTGGAAGTGCAATAATTAACCTTAATGGCACAACAGATTATGTTGAGGTTTATGTTGTTTTAGGTGCCGCAACAACTCGTGCAATAAACTTTGGAACAACAAAAACCTGTTTTGATGGCGTATGGATAAGGAGTTAAAATGACAAATCAAAGTCTTTATTATGTAATTATTCAGGAATATCCTGAATTGGTTGCAATAGATTTTACAAACGGCACAATCGGTTTGCGAAATGATTCTGATGGCGTTGGAGAATACATTGAAACTTGGAATTACTCTAAGCCATTACCTGAAGGGCTGACACTAGGTAAACCTGTCGCATAATGAATCCTAAGTTATGTGCAGCTGGTGTGCAGTTAAGAGATCAAGTTGATACGTGGTTTCCAGATAGGCGTACTGCCAGTGATGGGTGGTTGGGCGATAGCCGTCACTCCGCCAGAAAATCGGATCATAATCCAG